GAATAATGCAAACAATGAATAAACTATGAGAACGGCATTATTAGTTTTTACCGCCCTATTTATGACGGGTTATGTGTTCACAATTGCAAAAGCAAAACAAAGCCCTACAATCGATGAAATTGATGCGTTGCTTAGCAAGGTATCAAAAAATGTAGAAAGTGCGGGAGAAGTCACCAAAATGGCTCAAACGATGAATGCAAAGATGGTTGAATCAAAGGTTGCAGAAAAGGAAGCGTTAAAAGAGGATGTAAAAAAGGCGGAAGCCAAAGCGGAAGCATTGGCACAAAAGGTTGAGGTGTACGCGGTTAAAATGATTGGAAGTGGTATTGACACGGCAACGGAGGAAATCAAGTATAGTGGCCCCGTGTATGATGCGTATTTGAACTATGTTGAAGAAGGTGGGAAAGAGGACTTTGAATACTTTCGTTTATACATATTTAACTAATGGCAAAGGCAACCAACACATCCACATTCAGAGCGAAGCCAAAGAATAAACTTGGTCGACATACCAAGCACAAGAACAAACACAAGTCAAGTAAACCATATAATAAACAAGGAAGATGACAAGAGAACAAATTGAATCAGCGATGATCAAGAAAGGATTTGCTTATTTCTCAACTGGAGAATTGAATCTGAACATCATCGGTGTTCGCCAAAGTTCAACCGGCAATAAGGTGACAAACCTATTTGATGACTTTCTAACTTTGAGCTACAAACACAACGGTGCTTGGGTATTCAAAAAGTGGGCAGCCACAACTGATCCAGGAACAAAAGGCGTGAAAGAATTTCACAACGCTGCTGGTGTTGCTCGTTTGGTTGCTGGTCAATATCGTGGTTCACACGCTATCGGTTTGCATCAAGGCAAATATGAAGCGTTGAAACAAGCGAAGAATGTCAAAGTTTATCGTGATGCCAACAAGGATATGACCTATGATGAAAGCAAAATTCAAGAAGGTGTGTTTGGAATCAACATCCACAAAGCCGGTGCAGATTCTACCTATGTTGAGAACTGGAGTGAAGGTTGTCAGGTGTTCAAGAAGTCAGCTGACTTTGACGAGTTTATGGTCATCGTTAAAAAAGCCGCAGCATTGCACGGGAATTCATTCACTTACACATTATTAAACTCAAACGAAATATGAAGTTTTTAGATTTTTTCAAAGGTGACAAAGGAGAAGCATCGTCTAAAAGATTCGTTGGCATCATTGGTGCTTTTGTTTTGTTTGGCACTATGGCTCACAATTCTCTTAGTCCTGCTGACATTGTACCTTCTGCCGATTTGGTTAGTGCGGTAGAATTTATCGTGATTGCTTGTCTTGGATTCACATCTATTGACAAGTTCTCAAACAAAAAGGAATAATTGCTATTTAGTAGAGATGATCTTCCAAAGAATTAATTTTCACGACAATGTTCTTCCCGTATTCAAAGAGAATAAGGCGAAGGGATATGTCACTTTCGGAGCGGACAATCTCTATCCCGAATTTCTTATAGAACTATTTAACAAATCCCCTAAACACAATGCAATCGTTTCTTCAAAAGCTTCGTATATTAGTGGAGTTGGCACTAAAGTATTTGGACAAAACACCGTTGACATCGCAAAAGCCGAAGCCAAGATCAAAGCCATTAACGCCTACGAAACCCTTGACGAAGTCAAAGGGAAAATAGCGTACGACCTTGAGTTATTCAATGGTTATTGCTTGGAGATAATTTGGAACAAGGCGAAGACGGCAATTGCTGAAATTTACCACATCCCTTTCAAGAATATCCGCAAAGGACTTGAAGGTGATTATGTGTATTGTGAGGATTGGACTGACCGCAAAGCGGAGCAAGTTCACTATCAGCCATTCAACGCAACCACAAGAGAATCAAAGTCACTTTATTATTGCCAATTCTACCGACCCGGACAAGGTGAATATCCTTTGCCTGATTATGTTGGTGCGTTAAAATACATTGAAGTGGACACCGAGATTTCAAATTACTATTTGAACTCAATCAAAAACGGATTCACCGCACAAACGCACATTCAGTTATTCAAGGGAATCCCAACACCTGAAGAAGCTCGTTCAACTGCAAGACGATTCAAAGAGAATTATCAAGGCACGGACAATGCCGGTGGACTGATTATCCAATACAACGATCCACAAGAAAAGGAATCAGTCATTTCCAACTTGCAACCATCGGACTTTGACAAGCAATTTGATTTGCTAAATAAGACCGTACAACAAGAGATATTTGTTGCACACAAGGTGAACTCACCGATGTTGTTTGGAGTGCGTGTGGAAGGTCAATTGGGAGGTCGTAGCGAGATGATTGAAGCTTATGAGATGTTCCAACAATCATACATTGAACCAAGACAACAAAAGATTGATGATACTTTGACTTATTTGTTTGAGTTCATCTCTCCAGTTCGTTTGGAAACAATTAACAAACCACCAATCGGATTGGATTATCAAGCGTTATTTACTGCCGGTTTAATTTCAAACGAAGAAGCTCGTGCAGAATTAGGACTTCCAGCACTTTCAAATGTAAAAGTGCAGTCATCATTGAACGATGCCATCAACGCATTGTCACCTTTGGTTGCAAACAATGTCTTGTCAAATATGACTATCAACGAGAAGCGTCAATTGGCGGGACTTGCCCCGATAGTTGGTGGGGATTTGTTGGAATCGTCATCAGCCCCCGTTGCCTTGTCATCACAGAATCCTTTTGGATGGGATGATGAGCGTGACTTGGCGGTCTTTATGAAGTATGGTGAACCTGCTGAGAACTTTGAAGCAATGAAGTTTGACTTCGCATCTGCGATTGAATCAGCCATCTTGAATGTGTTGAAGGAAAACAAAGGTTTGCAGATAGGCGATATCGTCAACATCACCAAACTTGATCCACAAGTCGTGGTTGATACCATTGCAAAATTGAACGAAGCAAAGTTAATCAAGGGATACAATCAAGGTCTTGAGGTTACAACAAAAGGATTGGAAGAAATCAGTCAGTTGCAAACCGAAATTGTTGTCCGTTACAAATACTCGGTTGCACCAGGAATATCGGGTGGACTAATTATACCGGGCTCTCGTGAGTTCTGCCGTCAAATTGCACAAAGCAATCGTGTTTATTCTCGTGCGGATATTGATGCAATGTCAGCACAAACGGGAATTGATGTTTGGTCAAGACGAGGTGGATGGTATCACGACCCCGTGAGAGATGTGAATGTTCCACAATGCAGACACATTTGGCAACAACAATTATTGAGGAGAATCAAATAATGACAAACTTTGTATATTTCATATCAACAACCTATTTGAAGGACAACACCCCTTTGAATGAGAATGTTGACGACAAACTGCTCAAGTCAGCAATCAAAGAAGCTCAGGAAATCTACATCCGTGATGTAATTGGTTCGGGTATTTACAACCAGTTGCAGACACAAGCGTTTGCATCTACATTGACTAACTTGAACACAACCCTTTTGGATTCATACATTGCACCTTGTTTGAAGTATTATACTTTGACCGAAGCGATGTTGCCAATGACATTCAAGTTGATGAACAAATCGGTTGCATCTCGTGAATCGGACAATGCTCGTGCAGTATCGGTTGAGGAGATGACATTGATTGAAGGCAGATATCGTGACAAAGCGGAATACTATGCCAATAGGTTGCGTGATTACTTGCGTACCAACACGAATGACTATCCATTGTTCTTGAATCCCGGCAATACATTTGATACCATACGACCTAAGAACACCGCATTCAGCGGAGGAATTTATCTACCGACAAACTATGACGATTGCTTCTGGAACTATGACTTCCCCCCCGACGAGAACAAATAAGTGGCAGAAAAACAACGAAGCCAAACTTCTCAAATTCCTAAAAAATGACATTAAACCAAATCATAGCAAAGATTCAGACCGCAGCCGAAAGCCATAAGATGGTCGGTCACTTTGGTGTTGGTCAACAATCGAATTTGACGGTTGAGAATGTTGAGTACTATCCGTTGGTGTGGTTGTATCCTGATGGGTTCAATCTCCAGTCAGCCGGAAAGTTGATGACCTATAACTTTGCTTTGCTTGTGATGGATCGTGTGTTTGAATCTGAATCCAACACAATTGAAGTGCTTTCGGATACGGCTCAGATTATGGCTGACATATTTGCTTTGATTGACAACAACAATCAGGCAGATGGTGACTTTGAATTAAGCATCAACGGAAATGCCACTCCTTTCTACGATGCAAAAACTGATATACTTGCTGGATATGCAATCAACTTCCAAATCCTCACTCCTTATTTGGCTAATAGTTGCGTCGTTCCTGTGTAGTGTGCTTTGGTCAATGTTTAACTTTGAAGAAGAACACCGACCCGTACCACCACAGATCAATGTAGAGATGCACGAAAGAATTGTAGAGCATACCAAGATAAAAAGAATAAAGCTCATTGAAAAAATCAACCACTATGATACGATATTTCTTGATACTTTTGATGCTACATCTTCAGGGCTTGAAGGGGCAATCAATCTCCATAGATTCTGCGACTCTACGCTCGGCAAATAGTTACTTGGTCAAAGGTGCAATCGCACGTCAGAAAGTAAGCCAGTTAATGAAGGTTGTCCAAGCGGATTCAATCATCATTGATCAGCAAGATTCTATCATCATCAAACAAAAGTTAAACATCGGATATTTGAAGGATGAGAACAAAGTCCTTGTGAAGCAAAATAAAGCCATCTCACGCACTTTGAAGTTGTTTAAGAGTATAAGTA